GTATTGCCGGGGCGAGTGGCATCGCCATCGCCAAGGCCTGGGTGTGGCGTCCGCGCAAGGCGCTCAATACCATCACGCCGCGCAAGGACGAGGATCATGCCAAGCAGCTTGCCCGTCTCGAGCTGGCAGTGGAGGAAGTGCGCCATGATCTGGAGAGCCTGGCACTGCGCTTTCGCGAGAGCTACAGCCAGGACTCGGTCGCCATCTTCGACATCTATCTGCACCTGCTTAACGATCCCGGCTACATCAAGCCCATCCGCAACAAGGTCAGCAAGGAACACTGGACGGCGATTTCGGCGGTCAAACTCATCAGCGATCGGCTGATAGAGCAGTTCAAGGGGATGAAGGATCCCTATCTGCGGGAGCGCTCCACCGATGTGAAAGACATCGCCCAGCGGCTCATCAGCCGGCTGGTGCAGGACGAACCCGAGCAGCTCACCATCGGCGAACCCGTGGTGCTGGTCGCCGATGAAGTGACGGCCACTATCCTTGCGGAGATCCCGAGGGAATTTCTGAGCGGTGTGGTGTCGCTCAAGGGCGGGACCAACTCCCATGCCGCCATCCTGGCCCGTGCCATGGGGGTGGCGGCCATCATGGGGGTGGATCTGCCTCTCGGTGACATCGGCGGTCGCACTCTGGTCATCGATGGCTACAGCGGCGATCTCTTCATCGAACCCAACCAGGTGATCCTGACCGAGTACCGGCAACTGCTGAGTGAGGAGCGGGCACTCGACACCCTGGTGCGCAGCGTCGACAACCAGCCCTCCGAGACCGCCGACGGCACCAAGGTCTCTCTGCTGCTCAACGCAGGGCTGAGTGCGGATACCGAGATTTCCCTCAATCATCTGGCGGACGGGGTCGGGCTCTATCGCACCGAGATCCCCTTCATGCTGCAGGACAGCTTCCCTTCGGAGTGGGAGCAGACTGCCCGCTATCGCGGGATCCTGGAAACCTATCGGGATCGCCCGGTTTGCATGCGGACTCTGGACGTGGGGGGGGACAAGCAACTGCCCTATTTTCCCATCGTGGAGGAAAATCCCTTCCTTGGTTGGCGGGGGATCCGGCTCACCCTGGATCACCCCGAACTCTTCCTGGTTCAGCTCAAGGCTATGTTGCGGGCCAGCGAAGGGCTGGACAATCTGGCCATCATGCTGCCGATGATCAGCAGTGTCAGTGAAATCAAGGCCTCCCGTCGTCTGCTGGATCAGGCGTGGCGCGAGGTGTCGGAAGAAGCGGCCAGCCGCGATGCGGTGATCCGCTACCCCAGTCTCGGGGTGATGATCGAAGTCCCCTCCGCGCTGTACATCCTGCCGGAGATGGCGCCGCTCATCGACTTCTGGTCGGTGGGCAGCAACGACCTGACCCAGTACCTGCTGGCGGTGGATCGCAACAATGCCCGTGTCGCCAGCATCTACGATGCCTTCCATCCCGCGGTGATCCGCGCTTTGCAACTGTTGGTCGATGCCTCTCGGCGCTATCACAAGCCGGTCTCTGTTTGTGGCGAGCTGGCTGGCGATCCGGTCGGAGTGCTGCTGCTGCTGGCCATGGGCTATCGTCGTTTCAGCATGAATACCCACAACATCTCCCGTATCAAATACGTGCTGCGGCAATCCGACCTTGGCGAGTTGAAGACGCTGATGGCGGATGGTCTCAAGCATGACAATCCTCACGTGCTGCGGGGCCTGTTTGCCCGATATCTGGAAGAGCACGGTCTGGGCGGATTGCTGCGGGCTGGGCACAAGGTCAGGCTGCCCGATTGATATTCCACCTTGTTACTGCGTAAGAATGATAGGAGAATGCGGCTTTTCTTATGATTGGGGCCGCCTATGCAGCACGACGGATATTGGGTTTTCTCGCAGATTGATCCCGTAGCATTCAGTTTGGGACCATTATCGGTACGCTGGTATGGTCTCATGTACCTGTTCGGTTTTGCCTTCGCCATGTGGCTGGCAGGTCGCCGTGCCGATGCACCCAACAGCGGCTGGACCCGCAACGAGGTATCCGACCTGCTGTTTTATGGCTTCCTCGGGGTGATCCTGGGTGGCCGTATCGGCTATGTGCTGTTCTACAACTTCGATCTCTTCCTTGCCGACCCGACCTATCTGTTCAAGATATGGACCGGTGGCATGTCGTTCCACGGTGGCCTCATCGGGGTGATCACCGCCATGATCTGGTTTGCCCACAAAACCCAGCGCCACTTCTTCACCGTGGCGGATTTCGTGGCGCCGCTCATTCCGTTCGGCCTCGGTGTTGGCCGCATCGGCAACTTCATGAACGGCGAGTTGTGGGGTCGGGTCACCGATGTCCCCTGGGCCATCATCTTCCCCGAGGCTGGGCCCGAGCCGCGTCACCCGTCCCAGCTTTACCAGTTCGCGCTGGAAGGGGTGGTGCTCTTCATCATCCTGAACCTGTTCTGGCGCAAGCACCCACCCCGTGGCGCCATTTCCGGGATGTTCCTGCTCTTCTACGGTCTGTTCCGCTTCCTGGTGGAGTTTGTTCGTCAACCAGACAGCCAGCTGGGTCTCTACTTCAATGAGATCAGCATGGGTCAGATCCTTTCTACCCCGATGATAGTGGCGGGGGGGCTCATGGTCTGGGCCGCCTACAAGCAGCCCCGTCTGTTCGGCAATGCACCGAAGGAGGCGAAGTAATGCGTGCCTATCTCGACCTGATGCAGAAAATTCTGGATGAAGGGACCGTCAAATCCGATCGCACCGGCACCGGGACAGTCTCCTTGTTCGGTCATCAGATGCGCTTCAATCTGGCGGAAGGATTCCCGCTGGTGACCACCAAGAAGTGCCACCTGCGCTCCATCATTCATGAGCTGCTCTGGTTCCTCAATGGCGATACCAACACCGCCTATCTGAAAGAGCACGGTGTCAGCATCTGGGATGAGTGGGCCGACGAGCACGGTGATCTGGGGCCTGTCTATGGTGCCCAGTGGCGCTCCTGGCCAGCGGCCGATGGATCCGTCATCGACCAGATCCAGAAAGCGGTGGATGACATCAAGCACAACCCGGATTCCCGCCGCATCATCGTCTCCGCATGGAACGTGGGCGAGCTGGACAAAATGGCGCTGGCACCCTGCCACGCCTTCTTCCAGTTCTATGTGGCGGATGGCAAGCTCTCCTGCCAGCTCTACCAGCGCAGTTGTGATGTTTTCCTTGGCCTGCCGTTCAACATTGCAAGCTATGCGCTGCTGACCCACATGATGGCGCAGCAGTGCGATCTGGAAGTGGGGGACTTTGTCTGGACCGGTGGCGATGTGCACCTCTATTCCAACCACATGGAGCAGACCGCACTGCAACTCACCCGCGAGCCGCGCCCCCTGCCACAACTGGTGATCAAGCGCAAACCTGACTCCATCTTCGATTACAGATTCGAGGATTTCGAGATCCAGGGCTATGATCCCCATCCTGGGATCAAGGCGCCTGTCGCTATTTGAGTAAGTAATGAGCCTGGGGCGAGTCCCGTCACTCAGGTGACGATGAATTGACACTCAGCTGTTAGAGGCGCCTGCGGGCGCCTTTTGCATTTTATGTGAATTTATATGCGGTGTTCCGGGTGGAGAGAAGGCTCTTGAAAGAGGGTAGTAACCGGCTTATAGCAGGCATTATCTGTTTTGCTTTCGGTTTTTTCGTTGTTATCGGCCGTTAGAAACGATTTTTCATTGAGCTACTCGGGCCCTAGACTGAAAAAATGGAATCTTATGGGTAGTTAGATATGAGCGATGTATTCAAGCGTTTTCTCAAACTGGAGTCTGCTTCCGGGATCATTCTGATCCTGGCCGCCCTGCTTGCCATCGGCTTGGCCAATTCGGCGCTGGCGCAACACTATCAGAGCTTCCTCAATACCGAGGTGCAGGTTCGCATCGCGGCGCTCGACATCAACAAGCCGCTGCTGCTCTGGATCAACGATGGCTTCATGGCGATCTTCTTCCTTCTGGTGGGTCTCGAGGTGAAGCGAGAGATGCTGGAGGGGGCGCTTTCCTCCCGGGTGCAGGCAACCTTCCCGGCCATTGCCGCCGTGGGTGGGATGTTGGCACCGGCCCTCATCTATAGCTTCTTCAACTACGGAGACGAGGCTACCCGTGCTGGCTGGGCGATTCCGGCCGCAACCGACATCGCCTTCGCTCTCGGGGTCATGGCGCTGCTGGGCAAGCGGGTACCGACCAGCCTCAAGGTCTTCTTGCTGGCGCTGGCCATCATGGACGATCTGGGGGTCATCATCATCATTGCCCTCTTCTACACCCAGCAACTGTCGCTGACTGCGCTGGCGATAGGTGTGGTGGCCACCCTGACCTTGCTCTGGATGAATCGCCGTGGTGAGGACAGGATTGGACTCTATATGCTAGTCGGCCTGGTGCTCTGGGTTGCCGTGCTCAAGTCCGGTGTCCATGCGACTCTGGCGGGGGTCATCGTGGGCTTCATGATCCCCCTCAACGGCAAGCGTTACGCATCGCCACTCAAGCATCTGGAGCATGTGCTGCACCCCTGGAGCGCCTTCCTGATCCTGCCGCTGTTCGCTTTCGCCAACGCCGGGGTATCGCTGGAGGGGGTCTACTTCTCGGCTCTGCTCAATCCGCTCCCCATGGGGATCATCCTGGGGCTCTTCGTCGGCAAGCCGCTCGGGATTTTCACCATCAGCTGGCTGGCAGTGAAATCAGGCATTGCCCAATTGCCGCAAGGAGTGAACTTCAGACAGATCTTTGCCGTCAGCATCCTGTGTGGCATCGGCTTCACCATGTCGATGTTTATCGCATCGCTGGCATTCGAGCATGGCGGACTGGACTACGGCAGCTACTCGCGCCTCGGGATCCTGGCAGGTTCCACACTCGCGGCCGTGATCGGTTACATCGCTCTGCGGATATCGCTGCCCAATCGGGAGGCGAATCAAAGTACGGAGGGGTTATGAGAAAACTAGGATGGTTAGTCATGCTGGCAAGCCCTGCACTCTGGGCAGATAGTCTGGCCGATTGTCAGCGGGATGCCACCTCGGCAAGTTGTTCTGCCTATCTCAACGGGGTGGTCGACAGCGCACTCATGCTGGGGGACTCACAGGTAAAAGCCCGGTTCGGAGAGACCTTCGCCGAACGGGCACTGAGCAGTCGTGCCGGCGAGCGAGTCAAGCTGTCCAACAAGCGCTATTGCACCGAGCGAATGCCGGATGCCGGTCGTCTCAAGGCCCATCTGCAGGCACAGTTCGACGCGAACAAGGTTGACTCGATCAGCGACATGTATGACATTCTGGCGGTTGAACTCAGCTGCTACCGGAGCCCGCCTGGCGCGGGAACCCCATCGGATGTCACACCTTAACTACAACCATCTCGAGTATTGCCGTTCTGTTTTGTCGTTTAAAATCAATTGATTGCTTTGGTTGTGGTTGTGAATGGCGACAAAGTGGCGGCAAGGGATTTGATGATCGAGAGTGGCGGCAGAGTGTAAGCTCTGCCGCCATTTTTCATTCTGGCAGCTCGTCGAGCTTCACTTCGAGTTGGATGCGGTTGGTGTAGCCCTGATTGGTGAGGTCGTGCACCACCTGGGTGAGCAACCAGGGGGCGGCGTCTATATCAGGTTTGAATCCCCTGACGGTGGTTGGTTGTTCCGGGTAGAGCTCGGGGCGGCCCTTGGCCAAGGTGATGTCGAACTCGGCTACCCCGCGCTGGATCCGTTCCCACTCCGCACGGGCGGCCCGCATGGCGTTGCTCTGGTTGGCGTAAACATGGCGCAGCTCTTTGACGTTCTCGCTGCTGCCGACCAGCAGCTCGTTTTCTTTCTTGTTCACTACGACCCCAGGCGGCAATGGCCGTTCCTGCTTCGGCTTGGCCTTCTTCTTGCGCTTTACCTCGATTTTCATTTTCTCGGCGGTCTTGTTGTCTTGCCAGTAGGCGGTCACGCCGGTGTACGCATCCCGGTCGGCAACCGAGAAGCGGTGTTGATCGCCATCCCTACGGGTGATGGTGATGGCGGGCAGGGGCTGGCCACTCGCGGTGGTGCCCTGGCCCGCCTTGATAAACATCAGGCGGCCAGACTTGACGGTGGCGATGGCATCACACTGACCCGCTAAACGGGTAAGGAAAGCGAGATCGCTTTCGTTGGTCTGGTCGATGTGGTCGATCAGCAGGCCCTTGAGTGAGTCACCTACGCAGGGGGTGAGCTGGTAGGGTGCCGCGACTTGTTCGACGATGCCGTTAACTGTGGTCTGGTGCCAACTGCGCTCGCGTAGCTTGTTCATGCCGCCGCGCAGGTCGGCCGCCTTGCCCCGGATGGTGAGCACATCGGGGGCTCCGTTGTGTTCTACCTCGTCGATTTTGTAGGTGCCCTTATCGACCAGGGCGCTGTCTTGCCAGCCGATAAGGGCGCGCAGGGAGGCCCCACGGCGTGGCATATCGAGCTGACCGTCGCTGTCATCGAGGGTGATCTCGATGGTGTCAGCGGTGAAACCCCGGTTGTCGGTGATGGTCATCGACATCAGACGCGGCCTGATGGCGGCCGAGATGTCACTGCCATCGACCAGCACCTGGTAAGCCGGTACCGGGTGGCCTTGGCGCAAGGCGTCGAGTGGGTTGGTTAGCCCCAAATTCTCGGCCAATCGCGTGCCGAACTGGTCGAATGCGCCCATCAGAGGATCCCCCCGAGCTTGCTGCCGATACTGCCGACCAGCTTGCCCAGCCCCAAGCGACCGAGCAGGTTGCCCGCGGTGCGGCCGAGCAGGGTATTACCGAGGGAGCTGTCGTTGTCATCGACCCGCTTGAGCTTGATGGTGAACTCGATTTTTCGGGTGCTGCCATCCTGGAAGAACTCGCTGCGGGTGGTGCTGATCCCCTCTATCACGAACGAGCCGCGCATCACGCCATCCCCCTGGATCAGGGGGAAGGCTTGGCCACTGTCGCCCATGCTATTGAGCATATCGAGGGAGACGGGCCCGCCGGTGAGCTCTGGATAGAGCACCCCGCTCAGGGTGCTGAGTTCGTCATCGGGGCCGAGGTACTGATATGAGGGGCGGGCACCGACCCGGTTATTGCCCGGGTGGCGCCATGATTTTTCGTCTTGTTGGGATTGTGGCGCAACGGTCGAGCGCATAAACACGAACCAGCCCAGGGTCATCATCATGGCGGTTGCTCCTTAGTTGCGATCGCTGAAACCGGCACGGCCAAGCGTTTTGTTGGCACGCTCTTGCTCTCTGATTTTGTCTAGGGCAATCGAGGCCACTCGCGATTCATCCATCCCTGGTGCGGCGTGAACGGTTAGCTGGTAGAACGGCTGACTGGTGATGGTTGTGCTGGCTCTGGGCTTTATTTGTGGCTTTTCTACAATGCGGGGTCCAGTCCCGTAGGTGTAAGCCGAGGAAAGTGCCGGGGTCCCAAAGTTGCCATTCAGATAGCCTGGCGTGTTGGCTGTCGGGATATCGAACTTCGGGATCTTCTTGGTTTCGAGGATGCCGAGCGATTCGAGCAGCCATTCGATCCCTTTCAGGAAAGCCTTGAGCGGGGTGAGGGCCAGGTTGAAGGCTTCGCCCAGGATGCGGCCGACGAACTGGCCGGCACTGCCGAACCCTTCCAGCGTCTCTTTCGAGAACTGGAGTGGTTCGAGCAGGTCGCCAAACCAGCCCGATAGCGCTTTAACCCCGGTACCGATGCCATCAATCAGCGGGGCGAACGGCTTGAAAGCTTCAAAGACGGGGGCGAGCCCTGCCATGATGCCCTGCCATAGCCCGCTGAAAAATGCGCTGATGGGCTGCCAAAACTTGATGATGGCAATGCCCAGAGCGGCAAGAGCGGCCAGTGGGGCAAGGATTGCCCCTATCGCACCCAGCATGCCGCCAAAGGTGACCCCAAGCACCCCGAAGATGAGCTTCATGATGGCCAGGGGACCGAGCAAGGCGGCGATAGTCAGTGACAGCCCGCCCAGTGCTATGGCGATGATGGATGTCACCGCCGCAATCCGGACTAGGGTGTTTGCCAGTGCAGGGTTTGCTTCAACCCAGTTTCGGGTACCGGCGACAATCTCTTTGGTGAATTTAATGATGTCCATCAGGGAGCCACGCAGCAGCTCACCAAGGTCTGCCTTCACGTTCTTAATCCCCGCCTGCAAGATCAGCCACTGGGACGAGAGCGAGTCTTTGTCGATTTCTGATTCCCGTTGCATCGAACCCTTCGCCTTCTCGCCATTCACCAGTTTCAGCTGGCGATAGAGTTCATCCAGGTTGTTGGAGAGCTTGGCCGCATCCTTGCCGTATTCCTTGCCGAATATCTGGGTGGTGACCCTGAGCTGGTCTTCTGCTTTGAGCTTTTTGATTTTCTCCAGCACCTTGGTGATGGTGCCCATGGCGTCGGTAGCCATGGCCTTCTCCACATCGGTCGACTTCAGGCCGATCGCCTGCATGCCAGACTGGAAGCGTTTGCTCTGCATGGTAGCTATGGAGAGCTCGCGCACCATGGCGTTGGAGGCGCTGGCGGCGATCTCTGGGGCAGCCCCCAGGCTGAGGAAGGTGGAGCCCAGCGCCGCGGCTTTTCGGTAGTCGAGCTTGTCGGCCACCCCTCCGAGGCGCTGCAGCACGTCGATGATATCGGCCCCCTTGGATTGAGCGTTGTCGTCGAGGTAGTTGATGGCATCGCCGAGCTGTTCGATGTTGCCGATGGGGATCTTGTAGAGGTTGGCGATTTTCCCCATGTCTTCGGCGAGTTGTCCTGCCGGCAGTTCAAAGGCGGTTGCCGCCTTGGCTGATGTTCTGGCGAACTTGAGCAGGTTCTCTTGACCTTGCACCCCCATACGGGCTGCGCCTTCAACCAGGGCGGCGATGTCGATCGCGCCGTTGAGCTGGGGGATCTCTTCTGAAATGGCCTTTATCTCTTTGGCCATGTCGTAGTAGACGGAGGTGAGTTCGCCTGAATCGGTTCTGGCTCCATCGACCTGCTTGGCCACCCCCTTCATGGCATCTTCAAAGCCGGTGTATTCCTTGATTGCGCTGATGACCGGCAAACCAATCGCGGTACCCGCAGCGATGGCGGTAGCGCCGTGGCCAGCTATCTGTCCGCGCAGTTCTTGGGTCTGGCGATAGCTGGCCTTGACCTGGTTGAGGCGCTTTTGCTGGTCGGCCAGTTGGCCCAGCTTGGCGCGCTGTTGGTCGAGCTGGGTATTGGCGGAAGCCAGATCGGTCTTGAGGCGGCGCTGGTGTTCGCCGAGCTGCTTGGTGTTGATGCCTGCCTCGCCCAGGGCCCTTTTCAGGCTGCCGTGACGGGCGACCATTTCCCGCTCTTGTTGGGAGAGGTCGCGCACCTTCTGCTTGGCCTGCTCCATGGCGCGGGTCATGGCCTTGGTTGGTTGCTCGACCCGGGCAAGTTGCTGGGCCATCTGTTGGGCATCGCGCTGGGCTGCTGTGAGCTGGGCGCGGGTAGCGCCAATCTGGCTTCCCAGGGTGCGATAGCCGTCAATCTGGCCACTCTGGGTCTCGAGCTCCTTGATGCGCTTTTTCGTCTCGGCGAGGTCTTTGGCCGTGGTTCTGCTCTGGCCGCTGGCGGCCTTGAGGGGGGCGGTGAGCTTGTCGACCGCCCCGAGGAGGATTTGCAGTTTGAGAGGGTTCATTGTTCTTCTGCCCCGTTGATGCGGTTGTGGGTTTCAACGAGGCGTTGGTGCCAGCCCATCAGCTCGCTGATCTCCATGGCCGCCATCTCGGACGGCGGCCAGTGGGCGATGATGGCGATGTCGGCCATCAGGTCATCTACGCAGCCAGGTAGCCCATTTTCTTCGGCATCAAAAAACTGGCCACCTCGCTGCCCAGTTGCAGCAGGTCAGCCGGGTCCATGTTGCCAATTTCGAGCTCGGTCAGGATCGGGGTGGTGATGCGGGGCAGCAGTTTGGTGAGGGCGTTAACGTCCATCTGCAGCACATCGGCCATGTTGAGTCCGCGCATTTCGCCCGCCTTGGGCTTGCGCAGTTGAACCTCGGTGATGGTGGTGTCGCCGCGTTGGATGGCTTGGTCGAGAGTCACTGTCTTGTGTTCCATGGTGTTGCGTCCTGGTGATGTGGTGAGGGCGGCACTTTCTGTTTGGATAAGGGCCGCCCGTTGGGTTGTTGGGTGGGTTAGAGGCCGATGGCTTTGCGGTGCTCGGCCATCAGGTCGACGCCGTCGACGATCCAGATCATGTTGAGCAGGTCGATTTCGCACAGGACGACGCCGTTCATGGTCTCCTTGTAGTAGGTGTTGACCATGCTGACTTTGCTCTGGGTGTTGTCGCCGCTCTTGAAGGTGCCCCGGTCCAGCTCTTTGAAGCGGCCGCGCTGCACGATTTCGACCGAGACGATTTCGCCGGTGTCGTCACGCTGGAAAGAACCGGCAAAGCGCAGGGCGACGCCGTCAATCTTGGCGAGACCCATGCGTTTGACGAGCGCGGCCTCTGCGCCACCGAAGGTGAAGGAGGTGTCGAGGGCGCCATCTTCCAGTCCCATGTGGATGTTGGCGGCGCCCATCATGCCGCCGCCGCGATAGGCTTCGAATTTCTGGCCCAGCTTGGCCGGGGTGAAGTCTTCGGCGACGCCAATCCAGTTCTCGCCATCCATGAAGATGTTGCCGTGTTTCAGTTTGCGTGGCAGTGCCATGGTGGCTCCTTATGCGGCGGCCGCGACGCGGGCGCCGAAGTCGATGAGGTAGGTGTCGGTGATGCGCTGGATGAAGCCGAGGTCTTCGAGCGGCGGTACCGGGGTGTAGTTGTAATCGATGCGCAGCTTGCCGGCCTTGAGGGTGTCTTTGTCGTTGAGCTCCTCGTTGTACCAGCAGTCAAAGCCGAGCAGGTAACCGCCCGCCACCAGTTCGCGGCCCTTGGCCTTGATGCCCTCGATGATGTCTTTCACCAGGGTGGGGGTGAGCGGTTTATCGTTGGCCCACATGTGCGCCTCGGCCATGGTGTCGGCCAGTATCTGGGCGGTGCGGGTGTAGTTCTCGAAGGCGAACAGCGGGTCATCGGAACAGGTGCGGTTACCCCAGTACCGGAAACCATCGGACCGGATGAGAGCGGTGATTTCGTTGGCGTTGAGCAGGCCGACCTCGGTATCGGGGTCTTGCAGATCCCAGAACAGGGCCTTGGTCATGCCGTCGACCCCGGTCACGCCGACGTTCGACAGGGTCTTGTGCCAGCCGATCTCCTTGTCGATGAATGCCCGCATGGCGGCCGCCTTGAGGCAGGCATCGAGCTTGATGCTGGCATTGGCGGCGGTGTCCCAGGCGGTCCAGTCGCCGTGGATCGGCATCAGTTCGCGGCTGGAGAAGTTCTCGCGGTAGGCGAGTGCCGCCTCTACGGTGTCGGCGATGGTCGGCACATAGGCGAAGGCGCGCAGCTTTTTGGCGGCGCCCGCCAGGGCGGTGGCGATGGGGAGGGTGCAGTTGTCCGGCACGCAGAGGATGCGCGGCTTGACGCCCGTGACCGGGGCGGCCCGCTCCAGCGCCTTGAGGCCGGTATAGCTGCCATCCGGCAGGATGGTGCCGATGATGTTGCTGGTCAGCTCGGCGGCGTCGGCGCCATCGGCCACGCGCACGGCGATGACGATGGTGTTGACGGTGTCATAGATGGTTTGCAGCGAGCGTTTGAGGTTGCCGGTGCTGCCCGCCTTGGCGATGGCCGCCGGCAGGTTGGCAATCAGCACGGGTTTGTTGAGGGGGAAGTAAGCGGCATCCGCATCGCTGCCAGTGCAGATGATGCCGATCACCGCCGTGGCGACGGTGCGGATGGTGCGCGTGCCCTCGTTGACTTCCACGACGCGCACGCCGTGGTGAAATTGGTCCAGTGCCATAGGTTCTCCTGTTGTCCGGACGGAGCATTCTGTGCGTAGGTAATGCCTGTGATGCGAGCAGGGTCAGGATGCAGGGGCTGGGGATGACAGGCGAGCGGCGGCCAGTGTGTGAGGGCCTTACACACTGGCGAATCGGTGACAAGGTGAGGGTGGTGGCAGGTCAGCCTGTGGTGGATTGCAGTAGCGCGGCGACGTCTGGGTTAGCAGACAGGAACGCCTGAAGCTTTGCTACCGGGTCCTGGTTGTCGTTGGCGGGGGTCGTCTTGGTCACCAGATCCCAGGTGCTGCCGTTCCATCGCGGCCACTGACCGTCTGGCACGGTTGACGGCGGCGCGGTGAAGGTGCAGCCGGATGGGAGCAGGAATACGCCTGGCTCCAACGGCGACTCGTCGGCAACCGTCTCCCCTTGAAGAAGGCCGGCATGATCGAACTGAAAACAAGGTTTAGTGCTCATGTCTCCCCCTTAGAACTTGATGCAGGCCAGAAGGGCCACGTTGCGCGGCCGCGTCTCGGCGCTGCCGGTGGTTCTGGTAACAATGTCGTCTTGTTCAGATCCACCACCACCCGAGTCAGCACCTACCGCGCTGGGGCCGCCCGTTGGGTCTGGCTGCGTTGCCTTCCAGGCGGGGACATTGTGGTTGTGCGCTCGAATGGCGTCAGCCTGGGCCGAGCCAAAGACGCGGCCCGGGTCAGCGTTGCGCCCATCATCCCAGCCACGCAGAAATTCACCACGCAGGTTAGGTAGGTTGAAGGTGTTGAACCCGTCGCCGGCGCCAAATATGGTGCCGATAGCAGCGAACAGATCTGCATAGGCGATGCGAGACACGGCGGCCCCGTTGGCCTTGAGCCAGCCTGCTGGGGCGGTGCTGCGAGCGAAGTGCGCCACCAGACCTGGCGGAGCCATCTGCCTGGTTTCGCTCTTGCTGAACACATCCAGGTTTGTCCGCGCCGTCTGCTTGTTCGGCACATCGTTCAGGTTCTGCGACTTCACCAACGGATCCGGCAGCGTGCCTGCAGGCTCGTTCTGTGTGCCGACTATCTTCGCACCGGCTGGGTAGGTTTGCGTCAGCGTGATCCTGGTGTTGATCATGGGGTCTTTGGTGAACTCGTCAGCACGCAGGCGCACCCCTTCCACATAGACGGCCAGCCCGGTGTTGTTCACCACCGCCCAGTCTACCTGAGTCTGCGCGGCGGCCAGCGTCTGGGTTTCCTCGATGCTGTTGACCGTGATATTGACGTCTGTCGGGTCCTTCCATTCGATGTCGCCGCAGGCGTTGGACTTCTTCGCCAGGATCTGCCCAGTGGTGCCACCAGGCAGGAGGGCGCACACGGTAATCGTATTCATCACCCACTGGTGAGTGGCAACGACAACGTTCGGGTCGACCATGATTTGCACGACGCTGGCGTTTGTCACCATGAAGTCGACGCGGATCACCGTGTCGCTGTAAGCGCCGTCGGTATCGGTCGGCTTGTAGGTATCCGGCAGGTTACCCACCACAAAAAGGTTACCGTTGCTGTCGAACACCCCCACCTCACGTAGCGTGAAACCGCCGACAGTGGCCGGGATGATGATCTCGGCACTGAACTTGTTGTAGGTGTCAGGATCCTGCCAGACCCGGTTCACCGTCGCCCGATACCGCTCGCGGACAAGCTGGGTCATTCCCTCGGACGGCGTGATAGGGTTGCCGTTCCCATCCCCGACGGCGACATGGGTCAGCCGGATCTGTGTCCCTGTCGCCTCGGCTTCGGCCATCAAAGCAAGGCCGACAGTTGTGTGAATGCACTTGTAAGTCATCTCTGGAGCCCCAAGGATTGGTTAACTGGTGACAACAACGTTGCCGCCCGCGGCGTTACCGTTGGAAACAGATTTCCCGACAACAAAACAGTTTGTCGCCGCAGTATCCAGTCGCACTGCGCCTGCATTCAGGGCGTTGCCGACCGCCGTCACGTTGCTGCCCTGGATAGTCAGGGTGTAATTGGCAGATGCGGAACCAACGATTACGTTGGAATTGCAGGTGGCATCAGAACCACCAATTCTAACTGGCCGTTCAGAAAGCGGCGCTCGAATGGTATTGCCGTCAAAATGCCCTTGTGACGGGAGGGGGCTATTGAAATTGAACTGCAAAGGATATGAACCGTTTGCGTCAGGAAGATCGAAAGTTGAGTCAACGACATTATCAACCCCGTTGATGTTGAAAACGGAGGTGCCGAGCCATTTCACCTTCGTGTCTTGCAGTCGAACGACTCGGCCGTTTGCCCACGACCCGCCGATATCTTGCCTAGTTATTTCTGCGTCGAATATCTCGATGTTGAGGCCGCTACTTTCTGATATGTACTGATACTTCCCGCCGATAATTTTTATTCCATCTGGAGCCGTGGTGAAGTCGATGGAAGGGCACTCAGCGCGGATTGTCACATTTTTTGTGCCCTGCGGCGCATCTGCCGCCGAAATATTCAGTTTCTGCCCTGAGTAGAACCCGTCGATTTCAAGGTTGTCTGCACATGCAAAGGACGACGACCCAGACCGTAGCACCTTACCATCGAGCACTTTCAGGTTAGACATAACCTGTAAACCTGCGCTGCCATACGCGAAATACAATGAACGAATACCAAACGGAGAGTCTGGATTGTCAACCACTTCATACTCATCGATCACCAAGTCAGCGATGTTAGGTTGTAGGCAAACACATCCGTCAGAGCTAGCGGTAGTGTTATTCCCAGAACCCCTCGGCGCAATGAATGCACCTGTGGTCGCGTAGACTCCACTTATTGCATCCGGCACACCAAATTCGTCAAACAACGGGAGAGTTTCGCCGGGATACGCAAAATTTCCTTCGGCTTTGGCACCTACTTTAAGGAGGCACTTCTTGGCGCCCTCCACCCGATTAGTCTTGTCCCAAGTAAACCCATCACCCTGGAGATATGCTCCGTGCTCACCCGGGTTGATGATGGTGTTATTGCTGTACTTCGTGAAGCGGTGGGAACGGTTGCCCCAGATCCCATCGCAGCCTTGCAGCGGATAGCCCTTGTGCTGGCAGTCGCCAGTGTTGCCATCAACAATAGCGTGGCGTGACTTATTTCCGTTTACCAAAATGCGACAGCTCTTATTGAAGGTGTTTCGCAGCAGCAAGTTGTTTTTGCCGTTATCGCTGACGCCTGTCCCGCTGTTTTCCCCGTAGCACTCGATGGCAGAGTTGGAGTCTCCTACCAAGGCAATGCAGGTGCCCTTGTATTGCTCACCCTCTACGGTTGGATTGTACTCAGTCAGGAAGGTTGACTCGACATTCTCCAACCGATTCTTGTTTCCAGTTACGGTGACAAGAGCGCCGGCATTCAGCATCGACCCTTGATGGACAATGTGCATCTCCTTGAGCTTGTTGTTGTTGCCCGTGATGCTAAGGACGGTGCCGCTGGTGCTAACGGATGCAGGGAATATGATCCGCCCATGACCAGAAACCTTAGCGTTAGAAACAGTAACAGCAACAACAGACGTCATAGTGTAATCGCGGCGAATTTCTAGCGCCCCTCCAGCAGCAAGCCATGCCTCAATTTTCTGCTGGTCAGTGCCGGAGAAATCATCTGGGGTCTTAGGGCGCCACAATGCATCAGAACGGTCAACAAACCCCCCACTAGTCGGGTCAGTCCCTGGCGCAACCGGGCCAGATGGCCCCGTGTAACCCTTCCCGGTAGCCAGGTCGATTCCAATGTCATTGGAACTGGCGATGGTAAACCCAGCCTGGAACGTCCCCGCGACGTTGTAACCCGCCTCTGCGTAGCTGCGGCGCAGTGCTTCGCTGACGTTGGCGCGGAGCAGATTGGTGCGAGCTGCAAGGGCTTCGGCCTGCGCATTGAGCGGACCGCCTTCGCCACCCAGCAAGCGCATCACATCAGATGCCTGCGGAACATCAGGCCAGCCAGCAGAAGGGGTCAGGGCTCCATCAAAATCAGACATCTCATGCTCCATAAGTAATCAGGCCGCTGGCTACTTGAGAGCCGTCGGCGATATAGGTGCCATCCGCGATCAGGGTTCCTGCCGGGTGGCTGAATGCGATCTCGTTGCCGGACATAGCCACGGCGCCGATGTAGACCGTGGAGTTACTGGAGACAGTCATGTCCAGCGTGGTCATGTGTGAACGCAGGTTCTTGGCGTTATCCACCACGGCCTGGATCGTTTCAAGCTGCGCCAGGCTGACACCGTACTGGTTCACTTCCAGCAGCAGCTTGTAGGTATATGGGTCACCTGCAGGGATCTGGTTAAACCACTCCTGTACCTGCACGCCGAGACCAAGCGCCTGCAGCGCATCCTTCACGCTGCCGATGGTGCCCTTGTACCGGTGCACGCTGTAGCTGGCTTTCACGGCTGCGCGCTGCTGGGACTCAGTCCATGTCACATCCCAGTCATCCAGCGAGAAGGCCCAGGCCAGCCATGGCAACAGCTCCACGGGGCAAGTGTCAGGGTTCCATAAATCCCGCGCTGGGGTCGGCAGGGTGCTTACCTTGGCCACCGTGTCAGCCAGTGCCCGTTCCAGCGGCGTCGAGCTTGGCGGCAGCAATTCAGACATCGGTGGCACTCGCTACGGTGATAGTGATGTTGGAGCAGTAGCTCGACTGGCCGTCACCAATCGGAATGTTGGCGACGGGGCTGGTCAGGTTTACACGCTGCACACCCGGCTGGTGCAGGGAGGCATAGACACCTGACAAGTTGACGTCGTACCCGATCTTGCGCTGTGCCTCGGTATAGGAGGTGATGGCGTCGATGGCCGCCTGGCGCACAACATCAGGGGCGGGGCCTGGAAGGATCACAAGCTCGGCCTCCACCGTGTAGTCCACGATGGCAGCCGATTGCACGGTCACTTGGTCGGTCATTGGCCTGGTATGGTCGGCGTTCAGGGTGGTCTTCACGGCCGCAAGCAGATCCGGTGAGGCCGTGCCATTCCCTGACCGTGACAATACGTAGACGGTGACGTTACCGGGGGTTTGGGTCACCGCATCGATGTCTTTTACATCAGCGTCTGCGCTCAGCGCGTGGAAGAGGTAGCTGCCCTTGCTGCCCGCCGTGCTGATCCCCTCGAACGATAACTGGATGCGGGTTCTAAAGTCGGTGTCAGTCTCGTATGTCGGCTGTCTTGGCGGGGTTGCATCTGGGTCGCCTGCGTCAATCAGCAGGCGCTGCACGTTGAAGTTTGCTCCGAGATGGTCCAGGTCTGCGCCAGCAGCATAGGCCAGCATCACAGCCATGCAGCTTTCGTTGATGCGTTGGCGCAGGATCAGCTCGCGATAGGCATTCTCTTGCAGCAGCTTGGTGATAGGTTCGGAATCGAGTGCCAGGGTGGCCTCGACGCTGGGTTGTTGGTCTGCCGGGTGGAGGCTGACGAAATAGGCTTTTCGTTCGGCCAGGATGGTCTCGAAGTCCAGCAGTTCGATCACATCAGGCTGTGGCAGTTGGGAGAGGGTGATGGTGCTCACTGGGCGGCTCCTGTGGGGATGGCAATAGTGGCGCTCTCTGTTCTGGTACCCGGCGCGCCGCCGTCCTTGCGCTGCCAGGTGAGCTCGACGGTGAGGGCGCCATCCATGCCGCCGCCCAGCACATCGACCCGGGTGATGGTGATGCGGGGTTCCCAGTTGATAAGGGCCTGCACGGTGGCGGCCATCAGGCGCAGGCGGGTGGCCTGATGCTGGGGCTGGTCGATGAGGTAAAAGAGCTCGCTGCCGTAGTCGCGGCGCATGACGCGGGAGCCCACCGGGGTGATGAGGATGTCGCGCACCGACTGGATGATGTGGTCGGTGGCGCTGATGGCGCGGCCGGTGGCGGCATTCATGCCGAGCCAGTTCATTGCGGGCCCCCGGAGGTGCCGCTGCCGGTGCTGACGTTGCCGTGCTTGTGGGTGGTCACCTCGATGCCGCCAATCTTGGCGGTGGGAGCGGTGATCTTGCCGCCCGCCTCGATGGTCGAACCGACCTTGAGTGCCTGGGTGCATTCCACCAGGGGGGTGATCAGCTTGACGGTAACGGAGGCCGAGAGGGTGGCGGTCTTGATGCCGGTGGCGTTGAGCGCGCCGGTGGCCGGGTTGTATTCGATGACTGCGCCATCAGCGTATTCGGTGCGGTCGAGGTCCGGATTGTCATCATTCGCCAAGGGCTCTGGGAAGGCGTCGCAGTGGATGGGACCGACGATGTAGGCATTGCGCAAATCGCCGCTGACCGAGAGCATCAGCACCTGTTCGCCAATGGAGAGGCGATGGCGGGTGCGATTCTTCCCGGCCCGCGCTGCTGCGTAGGGCCGCCAGTCAGTCTTGTTGTTGCCGCTCTTGACGCGACACTCCCCGGAGCGCACGGCAATTACGGTGCCGATGCGGATCAGGTTGTCGATCAGGCGTTGGAGTTCAGTCGGGGTCGGTTGCATGGGGCCATTGTTTTGGGCAATGACCGGGAAGGCGAGGGGCGGCCAGTGTGTACGGCGCTGGCACACTGGCGGCGATGGTTAAAGTCCTTTGGTGAGGTGGGCGAGCAGGGTGGTTTCTAGCTGGTCAAGTTCTTGTTCTGTGATGCCGAGCAGTTCCCGCGCCGGGTATGAGATCTCGCGCCCCTTGATGCGGTCTTTGAGACCGTACTGGTGAATGGTGGCGAGCCGGTTGGCGGTGCCGGCAAACTCGACCAGGGCTTGATGTTCATTGGCACGGGCTTTGAGCCAGGCTGGGCTACTGATTTTGAAGAACATCTTGCGGCGTAGGCGCCCCCGGTTTGTCTTCAGCTTGGGCTGCGGCTTGCGCGGGGCCATGGGGGTGCCATCTGGCTGGCGGTTGGCGCGGATCCGCTGGGCCTGGCTGGCGCGCAAGGTGCGGGCCATCTCGCCCGCCAACTGACGGCGGGCGGCGGGCTCCATGCTGGCCAGCAGACCGTCGGCCCAGCTGGTCAGGCGGTTCAGGTCGTCGGTGATCATGGCTGATGCCCTTCATCGGTGAAGAGTTCCCAGGTGATGCCGTCATAGGGGTCTTCAGGCGGCTCTGGCAGGTGTTCCCAGCCTATACCCTGTTCGTTTTGCCACACCCTGACCCGCTCTGTCAGCTTGACGGTGATGATGAGGTCCATCAGGTCGCTCGCGAGGTATTCTGCCTCGAAGGTGATGCCCTCCTTGCGTCGCTCGTCGTTGGTCATCAGATCGGGCTGGTGTTGGCGCAGCCAGGCCAGCAGCGGCACCATGATCTGGTCCGGGTGGCCGGCAAAGTCCTCGATGCCGATGGTGAGGGGGTATTGCCACTCGAACGAGAGCGAGCTGGCGCCGGTGCTTTCGACATTGCCCGGGGCGATGAAGATGTGCAGCTTGTCGGGGTTTGTCTTGAGGTGGGGCACGCAGCGGGTCAGTACCTCACGGATCTGTTTTGGCTTTTCCATTCTCCCTCCCGTTCTGGTGGCGTTGCTGGCAGGCGATAAGGCTGTCGACTTGGGCGGCGCAGGTGGCCCAGGCGGCCTCGGTCTGGGTCAGCTGATCCATGAGATCGCCGTTATTGACCGGGCTGGCTGCCGGCAGTTGGCAGGGCGCCGGGGCTGGACAGGTGAGCCTGATAATCTGCGGCGCCGGTGAGGGCGGGGCGCTGGAGCAGCCTGACAACAGGATCAGGCAGAGGGCGATCAGCCCACTCCTTGAGTTCAGCATTTTCACGTTTGAGCCTCTTGATGGTGTCGGCCCGGGTGGCGGCCGTGATGGTCAGATCGCCAAGCTGGCGTTGCAGCGTGGCGGCGGCGTTTGCCTGGGCGTCCAGCTCGCCGGTGAGGGTATCGATGACCCCGTCTTTGGTCTTCTCCCGCCGCTCGGCCTCGACGGCCTTGTCGTTGGCGGCCTTGAGGTCGCTTTGCAGGGTGGAGACTTTGCCCTCAGCCTTGGCGGCAGAGCGGGCCGACCAGCCCCAGCCAGCCAAGGCGATGGCCAGTGCCAGCAGCAACCAGGTGAGGGGGGAGCGCAGCAGGCTACGCCACATCCGCCACCTCCTTCACCGGATAGACCTTGGCAAAGTGGTCATATGTTTTGGCGAGCTTGGTGTCGTAGTCATTGTCCTTGTAGGCCGGGCCGTTGTAGCGGCGGGCAAAGTCAGCCCACTTGCGACCCTGCAGGGCCTTGTGCATGGCGGGATCTTGCTGGATGTAGCGGCACAGGGCGGTGAGGTGGTCCACTTCGCTGCGCTGCATGGCCGTCTGCCAGTCGCTGGCCGAGGCAAAGCCCAGCGCCTGCCAGTGGAAGCCCATGATCTGGAACATCCCCCAACTGGCCGACTCGATGGCGGCATCCCGGTGCAGGCTGATGGCGAGTTGCAGCCGCT